CGCCGCTTCGATCCACGTGAGCAACCTGTGCATGCCGGGATCGGAGAGCAGCGCAAGCGCCGCCGCCTTGCTGTACGGCACCGGCTGGCCTTCGTCGTCCTCAAGCCCCTCCCAGCCGATGAGCACGTGCACCGCCACAACCTCGCGTAGCAGGTCGGCGCGCATCTGCTCGGTGAACTTGCGGTGCTCCTTGTCCTTGCCAACATCGGCTCGAATCAGGTCACGGTAGGGCAGCATCGCCGCCTCCATCGCGTCGCGGAACTTGCGCGTCGCGGTCGAAGCGATCCGCAGCCGAAAGCCTGAGACGTACTCCAGAAACACGCCCTCAGCTTCGGCTGCGGGATCAACTCGAAGCGATTTTAGCTTGACCATCAGAAGTCCCAACGAGTGATGCGGATCGTGTGCCCGTAGGTCGTGTCGCGGTAGCCTTGGAACGACAGCTCGGCGGTGATGTCTTGGTTGAGGCCCGGCGTGTTAGCGCGACCCAGCGTGATCTTGCACTCGGGAACGTGGAAGAGGTACGCGTTGCCCGCGCTGTCCTGCAAGATGAAGGACAGGTTCGTCGTCGTCCAGTTGCGGAACTTGTCGAGCAGCGTGTTGTTCTCGAAGTAGATGGACATGCTGCCGGTCACGACGCACGAGCCGCTGCCCATGCCGACCGGCACAAGCGAGCCGACAGCCGACCGCGCGAAGTGGTTGTTGGCGACGTTCAGCGAGAAGCTGCGGACGATGGTGCCGAGCGAGGCGTGGTTCTCGCGCACGGCATACACGTTGTCCACGCCATTCATGATCGGGTTGGTGTAGTGCGCCGTGGTCGAGCTGGCTGCGGTCGATGCAGCGCTCGACTCGTCCTGACCGATCAGCGCGAACGTGTAGCGCGAAATCGAACCGGCAGCGACGTTGATCGTGACCGAGTTGACTTTGACGCCCGTGTAGAGTTCAAACATGCCCGACAGATCCGTGTGCTCGCGCTCGATCGTGAAGCTGCGCTCGGTCGTGCCGTTCGTCAGCGTCGAGCCGCGCTCGACTTCCTCGTTGCCGCCGCCAGTAACGTTCGATGGCAGCGTCGGCGTGACGGTCAGCGAGTTGGCGCTCGCTGCCGTGACGAAGAAGTAACCGATGAGCGTCGAGCCATCCTTGAAGCGAATCCAGTCGCCGACCGCGATTGAGGTGCCGACGCCGGTGCCGGTGATCGTCGAGCCGCCAGAGGTGCAACTCCACGTGCCGGTGTTCGTCTGGACCGCAGTCCACGACGGCGACATCAGCGCAGCCTCCATCAGCTCGTCCTGCGCGCTGCTCGCAGTGGTCAGACCCGAGTAGCTCAACTCGCCCTCAATCGCGCCGTCCACGCCATCGCTGACGCGCACGACATCAGTGATTTGGCGGTCGCTGCGGATCTCGGCGCTCGTCGTCGTGCCGGTCGTCTTGGCGAGCGACTCCGACGTGAAGCGCACCTCCTCAAACGCGCCGCCCGGCGACGTTCCGTACGTGCTCTCGACTGCCAACCTCAACGCGACTGAGTTGCTGTTCGCCATGTTCTAGCTGACCTCATCGACCATAAACGGCACGTCAAACTGCATCACCCACCACTGGTTCACGCGTCCAATGGTTTGGATCTGCGGCACGCCGTACCTCACCCTCGACACGCTAACCGCTCGGAACTCCAAAGCCAAGAGGTCAGCCATCTGAAGTGCAAGCAGCGTGCCTTTGCCAAGCGGAATGTTGATCATGGCGCGCAGGATACCCTCGGCGCGGCGCTTCTTTGTTGCGCCAGTGCGGAGCACTTGCATTGTGCGGTCAATCACCATGACGTTGATCCAAGGCACCGGCGGCGCAGGCGAGAATGCCATGTTGTCGAACGCCGCGTACCAGCCCTGCGAGTCGGCGAGGTTTTTGACCCGCGTGCGAATCGCGTTGTGCCAGCTCAGAAGCTCGGCAGTGCCTGAGAAGCTCGAGGCCGCGAGCGCGTAGGTCTGCCTCGACTCAAACGGCACAGCAACCTCGGCAACCCACCACGGCTCCTCGCGCATGACCGGCGAGTGCACGGCGTCGAACGTGTGCACCGTGCCCGAGATCTGGTTGTGCAGCTGCTGCATCAGCGTCGCCGACTTGCCGAGAATGAAGGCGTCGCCTCGGTTGAGCTGGCAGCGCAGGTACGCGCGTAGCGTGCCCTTGAGGTCGTAGCGATTTCCAGCCGACATGCCAATCTGCGTCAGCTCGCCGTAGTCGATCTGCACGTCGGCCCAGAAGTTTGTGAAAGTGCCGGTGGGGTTCGGCACCACAAAGTTCATGTTTTCGTACTGAACGAAGTCGTGTGTGTCAATGGGAATGACCCCGAACTCGTTCTCGCCGCAGTTTTTCAACGCATCGTCAACAAGCGTGTGCAGCGTTTGCATTGTGGCAGCAAACATTAGCTCAATCCCTCGTCGACGTACGCGATCACCTCGCGCATCGCTGGCTTGAGGATGCCTTCGGGCTGGCGCACTGAGCCGCTTGATCCGCGACGACGACGCGGCTTGCCGTCGAGTCCCTGCCCAAGCTCGGACTCGCCGCCCGGCGCGCGCTCAACGCGGCCATCATCCAGCACCTCAATGTACTCGACGTTGTTCGACAAGAAGATGTGCAGCGACTTGGTGCCGTTGATGACGCGGGTGCCGTTCTTGATCGTCTCGCGTCCACTCTTGTCGGTTTCCTCAATCTTGGTCGTGACTGGCGCGTCCGGCGAGACGATCCACCCAGCCCGCGCGTGGCCGGTGTCGACGGGCGTGTTGAGGACGCAGCTGTCGAGCGCCTTCAACGCAGCAGCGCGCACGACGATCGGGATCTCCTCCTCCTTGAAGCGTCGCACCTCGACGCGCAACTGGTCCGCAAACTCGGCTGCGCGATCCTGCATGCTCATCGGCGCACCGTCGCTTTGTACGCTGCGACCAGCGTGCCGCTGTAGAGCGCCTCAACCTGCGTGGCCGTGAACGTCTGCCCGTCGATGTCCACTTCGTCGCCAACCTTGGGCACAAACACGATCGCTGACGCCGCGAGCATCACGTCGAACTCGCCCTGCTCAATGACTTGACCGGGCTGGTACAGCTGCGACGGGCCGGTCGGTGGCGAGATGGTGACTGTGTGGTACGCCGCCGTGCGATCGACTTCGCCGCTCGTCGGACTTTGCGTGTCCGTGTACTGCGTCCATGTGACCGACATGCCAAACTTCTCGATCAGCGTCTCCGCGACCGCGCGCATCTTCGCGTCGAGAAAGCCCGGCATCAGCCCCTCACGATCTCGCCGCCAGCGACAAGGTACGGCTCAAGCAGGCGCTCGACCACGGTGTAGATCTTCTGCGATGACTTGCCGCCCGTGTAGGTCACGCTGTACGCGACCGCGCCAACGGTCGACGATTCGGAGGCGACGTTGCTGGTGTCCGTCGCCACGTCGCTCATCAGGTCAGCCGATAGCGCGCGCACGGCAAGCTCGACCTGCGCTTCCTTGATCGCAGCCGGAATGCTGTCTGAGTCGAGCACGTATCCGTCGTAGTCCTCAACATCCGCGCGCGGCCAGTCCAGAGCTTGCAGCTCGGTTGAGCGCATTCCCTTCCACATGCCGCGATAGGTCTGCGTGATGTATCGCTGCGCATTGATCAGCGCCGTTTGCTTGGTGCCCGTCGTGCCCGTCCACGCGGTCAGGCCGACTTCCGAGGTGTACGCATCTGCGTCGGCGACGGAGATGAAGCTCGTCGCGTTGCTCAGGCCAGCTCCAGTTTCGACCACGAATGCCATCGGCGCTCTCCGCTGCTGTTGGTTGTGTGGATTGGGGCGACGGCGACGCGCACCGCCGCCCCAACTTTCTCAGGAGACGGGCCTAGCTCGCGTCGCGCAGACGCATCGCCAAGCGCGAGTTGAGCAGCTTCCAGCCGTAGAGCACGTCAAGCGCGACGTGCACTTCGGAGCTGTTGCCCAAGTAGTAGATGCGCGAACGCATGGCGATGCCGGTCACGGGATCCTGCACCGAGGCCACCTGCGCACCGAGCGCGGACGTGCCGAACAGGCCGCTGTTGCTGTAGTCGGGGAGACGAGCCATCGCCAGCGCGAACGCATCGCGGTGGTACGCCACGTTCTCGCCGACCGCCGTGCTCTGCGTCACAGTCACACCCGCGTTGTCGGCAATGTTTGCCTCAATGGCGGGAATCACCGGCACGCTGGCGAAAGCGCCGCTCGAAGCGGTGAGCGTTGCGCTGCCGCCGACGGCGTAGTTGCGACCGCCGATGGACAGAATGTCGCCCGGCTGGAGCTGGCCGCTCGCAGCAGCGCCGTCGATGGCGATTGACGTCGCGCCCGCAGCGACCGCGCCGTTCACAGCCGGAGTGCCGCCGATCGCGGTCGCGACGATCGTGTGGCTCGGCACGTTCTGGTTCGCAAAGATGCGACCAAAGCCGAAGCGACCGCCGATCGCGCCGGTGATGTTCGTGGCCTGACCGACAGAGCCAGAGCCTTGGAACTGCGAGAACGCGGCCTGCGAGAGCAGCTGCTTCTCGATGGTCGGCGTGACCATGAGCGACAGGCGGCTCGCGTCAGACATCGGAGTCTGCGCCTGCATCAGAACGCGACGGCACTCCGTCACGTCATTCTGATCGGCAGTCGAGGATGCGGCGGCGAAGTTGCCCACCTGCTTGATGAGCGCGCAGCCGTCGGTGTCGATCTTGTCGGCCAACGCGTAGGCGGCAGGCTCGATGTGGTCTTGGATCATGCGCTCGCCCGTGTAGGCAAGCTCCTTGTCGGAGAGCTTGAACTTCACCTCGTACCACTGGTCGAGTGAAATCTGCACGCTCTCCGTCGAGACATCGGCGGCGCTCGACGGCGCCGCGAGGGCGGTGAAGCTGGACGGGCGCTTGATGTTGATCACATCGCCGCGACCGAAGGAGCGACGCTCTTCGTCGAAGCCCATGTGCACGGTGTTGGCAAAGCCCAGACCCTTCTTGAGGTAGATCAAGGCTTCGTTGGCGTAGAACGCCGGATTGTAATAGCCGAGAGTGTTTGCCATGAGGGTAAGTCCTTGAGCGCAGTGCGCCCTGTTGGTGATGAGTTGCGGTCCTCAGCTCCTCGGAATCACTCCTCGGCGCTGCGCGAGAGCGTCACGCTGCTCGCTTCTCCGTCGAAGCAGAAGGCTTCGATGGTGTTCGTTCTACCCTTCGGTGATTTGCACCTGTTGTCCGGCTGCAATCGCGCGCTCGCGCACGGCCTGATAGGCTCGCGGATCGCTCCTCGCTTGCGACTCAGAGATCGTGAAGCCGCCCGCCGCGCCTGCGCCGCGCGCGGTCTGCATGCCCGCGCCGCTCGCGCCCGTGCCTTGGAAGGCAGCAGCGTAGCCGTCTTGGCTTCGCATGCCTTCGACGAGCGCCTCGATCGACAGCGGCTGCATCGAGCCGTCCTTCGCCATCGCGTGCGCCTTGTTGCCAGCCGCATCGACGACATACGCTTGCAGCTCGCCGTTGCTGTCGAGGTCGGCCTTGATTCGTCCCTTCACGTGCGGCAGCAGCAGCTCGACGTTGCCCTTGTGCTTGGCGAGCGCCTCGCGCGCCTTAGCCTCGACCAGCTCTCGCTCGAGCTGCCCGCGCAGCTTCGACGTTTCCTGCTGGTACTTGGCCTGCGCTTCCTTGAGGAGCGCGTCGGCCTGCGCCTTCGCGCGCGCCTCGGGCGGCGAGTCCTGCCACTCCTTCACCTTGGCGAGCGCATCACGCGCCGCTCGAGGGTCAAGCCCGTCCATCGCCTTGAGCTTGGCCTCAAGCTCGGCGCGCGTCGTGCGCTCAGAGCCGAGAGCCGCCATCAGCTTCTCGACAGGCTTCACGTCCCAGCCCTTGACGGCTTCGACGTTGAGGACGTAGCCGTCCTCGGTCTTGGTGTACAGCTCGCCGCGCGGAAGCGTCACGCTTTCGGGGAGTGCTGCAAACTCTGAATCGGACAGGACAGTCTTGGGTTTTGCCATTCGGTTCTCGGGTTGTGATTCGGCGTCACGCCGTGGTCGCCAGATCACCCAGCGACACATTCGAGACTATCACACGCGCGCCGTTATTCAAGGTCGATCCTCTCCAACTCGGCCAGCTGCTCGAGCGTGAGCGCGCGGCCTGACTGATCCACCATCTTGGACAGCTTCAGCTCGCCAGCCTCGAACGCCTTGGCTCGCGTGGCGCCGAGCGCCTCTTTCAAGTCGTCCGGCGGCAAGCTCTGCAACCACTCATCGTAGGTCACGGTCGATGCCACTGCGCCGGTCATCGACTCGCGCGTGCCGGTCGTGACCCTGCCTTCGCCGCGCTTCTTGCGACCGAGGATCTCGGAAAGCGGGCGTACGATCGGGATGCGAGCGCAGCGGCATGCGCCGCCAGATGGACCGGGCGGGTGGGCGGGCGGCATCGGACCTTCGCCCACCTTGAACGTCTTGCCATCGAGCGCACCGCACTTGACGCACGTGCGTGTGTCGAGCGTTGCGACCCATTGTTCCTCTTCCACGATGTCCTCGTTCGCTGCCGCCAACTCCTGCCGCGCTTGATTTGAAACATGGATCGAGGCGTTGCGCGCGATGCCCTTGGCGTGCCGGTTGGTGATCTCAAACACGCCGTCGGTTCCGTCCAGCTCGGCACTGCCGCGAATGCGCCTTGCGATGTCGGGCACGCTTTCGCCCTCCGCGATCCCGATGCGGACCTCGCGCTCGATGCGATCAGTCGTCTCGACGGTCAGCTTGTCGAACCACTCCTCAACGCCATGCCCTGCGATGGGTCGCTCGGTCACGAGCGCGCGCAGGCGCTGCGGGTCGGGCATCTCGATGTTCAGCTCCAGCTCCACCGGCAGCGCATCCTCCAGCGACTTCTTCTGCCACTTGGCTTCGTAGGCGGCGAGGCGCTCAAGCTCGGCGACATTGCTCTTCGCCACGCTGCTCAAGCCCTCGTCTACGATGTCCAAGATTGACTCGCGCATCTCCTTGAATCGCCGCGTCGTCTCGACGCCAGTGTCGTATCCACGCGCCTGCATGCGTTCCAGCCGCGAGGTCAACTTGCCAACGATGTCGGGCAAGACTTCGAGCTTGAGGAAGTTCTCGATGCGCTGCGCCTCTGCTGCGCTCACGCGCTCGAGCTGGTGTGCATGCTTCAGCCAGTCGCGGACGAGCTTGTCGTTGACCGTCCTCGGCTTGCCATCGAAGCGTTCGTCGAGTTGGCTCATGGCTCAAAGATTAGCCGATAGACCTTGGCATACGCTCGGCCCCATGCCGCGTCGTGATTCTCGCAGCGCGATCCAGACTGCCACGCAAGCGCGTGCGCCCATTCATGGCACAAAGTGTCGGTCATTTCGCCCACGGTGCAGCCTCGGCCTTTAGGCGACCAGTCATCGGCAATGCGCAAATTGACCACGACGCGAAAACCGCGCCGATCAAACTGGCAATAGCCGTAGTCGTACGTCAACCGTTTCGAGTGAATCACGCGCGTGTGACGATACAGCGGCAGCTTTTGCCGCAGTTTGTGCTCAACCGCTAGCAGATAATCACGCGCGCTCGGTGCTTTGGCGACCACGACCGTTGAGTCCTGTGCGCAGGTAGATCGGACGGTCAGCAACAAGCCCGTGCTCGGCGCTCCAGAACTGGAGCCGCTGCACCGGCACGCCCGAGGCCGACAGTTCCTCGCGCGCGTAGTCGTTGTCCGATTCCGTTGTCCCGTTGCAAAACCACCAGCGACCGTTGAGGTTGCCCGTGGTCATCGTGTGGAAATGCCCGAAGTACAGGTGATCCCACGGCTGCTCAATCGAATCAATCCAGCCCCACGCTCGCTTGGCCGTGCCGTAGAACGGAAAGCCGCCAAAGCCTCCGCGAATCTGATGCCCATGCACGATGAGGTGCCGGTGCCCGAGCACGTTGTTTACGGCGAAGAAGTCGT